GTACAATTCTAAGCTTTTCCATGATCTCCTTAGTAGTTGACATGTTATCTGCAACCATTAATACGTTCTTGTCTTTATTAAATAGAAGAAACCAAACTATATAAATTGCGGTAGTCACTGTTTTACCAATTTGACGACTGGCCATTAATATATTAAACTTATTATTATGCATGTTTTGGATAATCTGCTCTTGGAAGTCTCGCAAACCTCCTGCATCCTTAACTACCATATCTCCTTTATGTGTTCTAATAAATGCAAAGTTAAGAGCAAAATACATCGGATCGGCTTTACACTTCTTAAGTTCTTCTATTTCTTCTCTGGTGTATTCAAAAGGTAAATTAGCCCTCTTTAGTAAAATGTCGTTCTCCTTAAATGGAGAATTTTGCATACCTCTAATATCTAGACCTTCAATTTCTACCTTTTGGATAATATCATTGACTTTTTCAGAATTCCAAATATGATTATTGCCATCTTCTGAATTCAAGCTAGATAATTTTAAGGACGTGAAACCTCCTCCTCTAGATAATGGGTTCATCATAAAATTAAATTATTTCAGTTACATCTATAAAATCTGAATCAGAATCTTTTTCTTCTTCAATTTCAATGTTTCTCTCTTTCATTAACTCGTTTTTATTAGAAGGATCTATTAAACTAGTGTCCATTTCGTATTTTTGAGCTTCTGGTAAGCTCTCTATCATATTCTTAGTTCCAACAGATACAAAAAAGTCTCCTTCTTTATTATTATTTTCGAGAGTATTATTAGCGTTTTTAGGATCTTCTGCATTAATCCTTTTATATGATTCTTCTAAGAATAATAAATGATTTGCCTGAGTTTGAGTTAATGTTTTTAGTTTATCTTGAAGTTGACCGAAAACTTCCATTAATCTTGGATTAGTGTTACCTGTAGTAATCTCTTCCATTATTTTTGTAATAGTTATCTTAAGAGTTTTGATTTGAAAAAATATGTTAGACATATTTATAGTATCCATTTCTTTCTTTAATTTAACATAGTTGTTTTCTTCTAATATACCTAATTCAACGTAATATTCAAAAAGAGAGTCAGTTATTTCCTGAGCCTTTCTATTGAATCCTTCGGTCATTTCATCAAAGTCATATGGACTTTCAGGCTTAGTTTCTTCTAATAATTCGTCATCGACATTTAGATCATTGAATTCTTCATGATTAATTCCGCTTAAAAGACTTTCGATTTCATTTTTTAAGGCTTTTTTATTTTCATTGTTTTTCAGCATATCTTTCCGTTTATCTTATATTCTTTTCATACTTATCTAGAGCAGGGTTTGCACAAATCTTTATTTGCTTAACGGCTTCTACGTTTTCATACACTACTTGGTCTAATCCATCAAGAAATGTGTCTAATGTTTCATTCACACCGTACATTTGCTTAGACAAAGTATTTTTTAATATCTTGCCTTGGTAATCATACCCTGTGTTGATTAATCGCTGTCTTCTAGTGAAGGCTTGTCTAAATATACTGTTTTTTGTCATTATAGTTCTAACGGCCTAGGCACAATATTTTTTATTTGTATGTTAACTGATCCCAAAGCATCGTCTGAAATACCCTGAGAGTATTCATTTCCATATCGGTCTTTGAATCCGCCTTGAATAATAGGCAGCTCAAACTCTTTTATTAAAATATCATTAAACTCATCTAATCCTATGACCGTCGCATCGGGATTAGCTATTTTAGATCTTTCATTTTCTTCAGACACTATATTAATTGAAACTGAATCAATTCCTTTTACTTCTTCTAATATTCTAATTAGATCGCTCTTAGGTATTCTTTTTCTTCGCTTATTTGCAATAAAATAATCTCCCAATTGATTATAGATATCTCTTTTAATTATTTCAGTTGCAACGTCATCAAATACAATAACACTTACGTTAATAACATATTTCTTAATGATAGGATCGATTATTCTAACATCTGTAGAAATTAGTTTAGAACCTGTTTTATCTAAGTATCTAAGGATTTCATTTTTTCTAAAATCATTTAACTTGAATTTAGCAGGATCAATATTAAAATAGTCCTGACCTGTGTTAAATACGTTTTTAACATTAGGAATTAAAAATAGATTTAACATTCTATTATCTTGTTGATCTAGAAAAACATCTATTAAAGAAAATATTTTTAACCTAGATAAAACAATATCGTAATGATCTGCGTTAACTAATGCAAAACTTTTAGATTTCTTTGGAGCAATTAGTCTAGTTAATTCTATGTCTTCTGGATTTGCACCAAATTGAGGAGAATGTACAGTTTTAATTTTAATGTATTCATTTAAATCAACTTCATTTCCGGTTAATGTGAATCCTGTGTCTCCCCATTCAAAAGCAACTTGAGAAACTTGATTAGTTGTTATGTTTCCTGACGCGCCATTGTTAACTAGATATTGAACTCTAATTTCAGATCCTCTAGTTGGGATTTTTCCAAAGAAGTCATTTCCAAAAAATATATCGACTCCAGTTGTAACACCTGTTTTTACCATAAAAGCTTTTTCACCCTTTGGCATGTCTAAAATAGATTCATATCTTTTCCATTTTTCTCCATTTACATATAAATCTACCATGTAATTATCAATTAGGTAATTTTTAGGAGAGTTAATTGAAAAACTTTCTATTTCTTGACCTTTGGCTATAACAGTCTGAGTCTCTATGTTTCCTTGCAATATTTTAATTGAAAGTCCATCGTTTTTACCCTTCATTGAGAATTTTATATCATCTTGAGGAAGAGATAAAACATATTGTAATCCATTGTTTAAAGATTTTAACTTAGTTAAGTTAGGTATTAATACTACGTCAAAATCAGCTTGCCTAGCAGCAGACGTAGAAGTTAATCCAACTTCACCTGAAGCTGCGATTGCTCTACTCGGACTATGGCCAGCTAAAGAAGCTAGGGAATAGATCGACGATGTTCTAGTTGCATCATTTATACTTAATTCAGTTATTGCATCTTCTATATAATAGAAAATAAGCTGACTTAGGTTTTCAAGAACTAATATAACCTGACCAAATGGACTAGCAGACGTGAAGACTTGTAAACTTTGATTAAACTTACCACTTAAATAATTAATAGTTTGTTTTAATATTAATTGAACCGAGTAATCAAGAGATTTAAATATTTTCCAATTAGAGACAGTAGTTGCCATTGAAACGTGTTTTTTTTTATTTATCTTTAATTTTTATATAGTATAATATATAAAAAGTTTTAAAATTATGAAAGTTGAAATTATCGATTATACAAATGAGCATGAAATTTTTGGATTTTCACCTGTTATAAAAACTTTTGACTTAGCATGGAGATATGAACAAGGCATGTACCAACTTGCAAAATATCCTACTAAGACACTTCTTTATAACAAAGAAGACGAAGAAAAATTCATGAGCGGTGAAGAAGTATGGATACACAAAGATGAAGTATCAATAAAGATAGTGTAGTATCAAAAAGTCTTTCACGAGTTTGAATAAATAATAAAAAAGAATCACTCATGTATAATAATATAGAAGATAAGTTTCTTTACGACAATGCTAACGTAGGTTTTTCGTTTCAGTTTTTTTCTCCACTTTCTAGAGAAAAGATAGCTAGTAAGCTGGCTAAATATCTAGGTAAAAACGTTATTCCGGTTAGTAATAAAAGGAAAATCAAATTTGTAGATGAAGCTATATTTGTTTCTCCTGATTTTGAAGGGGGACAAAAAATGTCTAGAATAGACACTGACTTAATGCCTTATCACAAGGCGGTTCATACAATGTTAAAATGTATGAACTTCATTAATGAGAATGGTTTTACAAACGGTCGCTCAAATATGGGAATTAAAGTTTCCGTAAATGAAATGGATCTAGGTTTAAAATATAAACTAGAAAACGTAAACAAATTTAAATACATCCTAAATCTTAATGAGAATCAAATATTTAAATGGTGGCCAAATCAATCATCTGATAAACAAAAAATACATCAAAGTAAAGCGATTTTCGTTTATCCAAAGGAAATGTATGCAAGCAGATTAACAGGTTCGCTTTTAGAAAGAGCAAATCCTAGGGAATATGTTTTTCCTGAATCTACTAATTTTGGAACAGATTTCTCACATATTACAGAAGGTTACATTAATTTAAGATATGCCGGAGGTAAAAATTACCAAAAGAAGAAACAAGAAGCGATTGACTTAGTTAATTACACAGCTAGGCACATATATGAAACTTTGACTAATAATTTTTCATTTGATATAGATGAAAAAAGAAAAATACAGGGGTTATTAGAAAGGTATCAAAATATTATAGAATCTACTAAAAGCTATGATGTTTTTAAACATACATATCCCAATATTGAATTATTGGTTGATCTTAAGAGACACTCTTTCTTAATAGAATCCAATTACCAAGCTATTAGAAATAAATTATTTGAACTCATCTCATGTTGTGAGATGGAAAAAGCCATTATTAATTACGATACTGTTAGAAAAAGAGTTCAAGTAAAAGACGCTAGACTTAAAAAAGGATTTTCTCTTTCTGGAATAGACTTTTTTAACTGTTACATGGAAGTAGATGCAAATGATTGTTTATTTGAACAGTGTAAAATACGCAATTCAAATATTAAAAATAGCATGCTTTATTCTAATAACGATATAAAGTATTCAAATATAGATCAATGTAAATATGGAGGATATTTAAACGAGATTAGATCCTCTTCTATTCATAGTAATCGAGATGATATCATAAATGCAGATTTACACAACTGCATAGTATTTGATGGTAATTTTTCACAGGAGTCTACTATAGATGAAAAAACGGAATTGATAAACCTATCTGGTAATAATTAGTCATACTTCATAGGATAAATAAAAAAAAATAGTAGGATTGATAAATGGCCATATATTCCAAACTTTCAAATGTAAGAAAACTAACCAATTCCAGCTTAGGTTCGATCATAGATGTATCAAATCTTAATTTTTCTGACCTATCTACGGCTGTTTTAGAATTCTTAAATAATGTTTCATATAATGAGACAACGAATGCTATTACTGGCTTAAATACCCTTGATGTAAAATTTTTAAATGTATATAATAATCTTAGTATAAAATTAAACGGTGTTACTACATTTAACATAGATTCCCAAGGTAGAGCTGAAGGTAACTCATTTCTTGTTGAAGTAGCTGAAGCAAGAAGATATCGTCACCGAGATTTTAACAATTGGCCAGATGTAGGAATATCGGGTGAAATTATATACACTGGTGTTCAAAATCAAAAGACCGAATTTGGAGAAGATTTTATCGGTTACCTAGATGGAAAAGGTTGGGTCAGTCTTACTGAAAAAGGAGGAACTCCTTTTGTGATAACCATACTGCAGCAAATAGGAAGCCCTGGGATAC